GTATGGTAGAGGTCATACGAAGTGGTGAAATTATCCCCCGTGTTGTCCGACGAGTTGAGGAAAAATAGTTCTTGACTTTTATCATAAATTCTGAGATAATAGTTTTTCAATTTTAGAGGAAAGTAATGCAAGCGATAAAAGCTCCAGTGTTTTGTCCATCTTGTGAATACACACTTGTGTGGAAAGATGCTATTTTATACTGCGAGAATGAGTCTTGTAGTGCAAAACTGAATAAGAAAATTGAGCATTTTGCCAAGACCATTAAGATCAAAGGTCTTGGACCGAAAACTATTGAGAAGTTGGATTTAGGAAACTTTCATGAAATTTATCTTCTTGATGAGAACTGGGTAGCAAGTGCTCTTGGATCAGAAAAGTTAGCAAAAAGTTTAATAGAGCAGATAGAGCTTTCCAAAACTGTACCTCTAAATATACTATTACCAGCCTTTAGTATTCCTTTGATTGGTAAGACTGCAACTGAGAAATTGTCCAAAGTTATTAGTACATTATATGAACTTACAGAGGACAAGTGTAAAGAAGCAGGTCTTGGACCGAAAGCAACAGAAAGTTTAATGCTTTGGCACGGGTATGAGTTTACAGATAATCTATATCATTTACCTTTTGACTTTAAATTCGAGAAGGTAGCAAGAATTAAAGTGGGTGCAGAAGTTGTATGTATAAGCGGTAAACTGTCTAGTTTTAAAACTAAGGCACAAGCAACAGATGCACTAGTAGCAAAAGGATATTATGTTAAGACTAATTTAACAGGAAATGTAGATATCTTAATAAATGAAAGCGGTATAGAATCCGCTAAAACAAAGAAAGCCAGAGAGTCTGGCATAATGATAGTAACCAATCTATTAGAATTTTTAGGAGATTAGAATATGGCAACATTGCCGAAGTGGACTGATGAGCGCACTGAAGAGCTCACCAACTTTGTAGGGAATGAAACCCCTATCTCTCAAGATACTGTAGCAGAAGCTGCAGAACAACTTGAGACTTCTACTCGATCTGTATCTAGCAAATTGCGTAAGATGGGATACGAAGTAGAATTAGCTTCTGCCAAGAGCTCCAGAGCTTTCTCTGAGTCTCAAGAAGCTACACTCGCTGCTTTTGTAGAAACCAATAGTGGAGAGTATACATACGCTGAAATAGCGTCTCACTTTGAAGGCGGAGCATTTACTGCGAAGTCTATTCAAGGAAAAATCCTCTCTATGGAACTGACTGACCATGTCAAGCCAGCTCCAAAAGTAGAGACTCCTCGTACTTACTCTGTTGATGAAGAGAATACCTTTATCACCATGGTTAATGACGGAGCATTTGTCGAAGCAATTGCTGACAAATTGGATCGTTCAGTAAATAGTGTTAGGGGCAAGGCTCTTAGCTTACTACGTGCTGGAGAAATTGCCGCCATCCCCAAGCAGGAGCACACTAAAGGAGCAGCAAAGGACGATCCTTTAGCTGACCTAGGAGATGTTTCTGGAATGACAGTTGAAGCCATTGCCGAATCAATCGGCAAGACTGCTCGTGGCGTCAAGACTATGCTGACACGTCGTGGTTTGACAGCCGCAGACTATGACGGTGCTGCAAAGAAAGAAAAAGCTGCTTCTTAAGTAGTAATTCGGTACAGTCACAGTAGGGGAGCTGTGGCTGTATTTTTTTATCATCGGGGGAATCTAATTGAATATTTCTAGTGCTTTTCTAAAGCAAGTATTGGTTACACAGGACTTTGAGACTTGGACTCAAGTTCGTAAGCATTATTTGCCTGCAGAGTACCACAGACTGTTTACAGAAGTAGACAGACACTGTGAGAAATTTCATAAGATGCCCACGATGGAAGATTTAAAATATGAGCTTCGAGATACTGCTACGAAAGAGCTTCTTTATGCAGTAGAGAATGTAGAAGTAGATGCTGATGCATTTATGCTTTTACAGTATTTAAAGAATGAGTTTACCCAAAAGGAAATTCTAAATAAACTCGAAGATTATGTTGATAACTCTATATCTTTTGAAGATGCAGAGGAATCAGTTTCTCATCTACGCCAAATAGCGATGGATGTCGAAGAAAAGGTTGAATTAGAAAAGCCGCAGGAGAGTATGCAACGTATTCCCCTATTCGAACCAGATGAGGAACTTGGTAAGTACCTACCCCTCGGACTCAATAGTGAGTACGACCACGAAATATCATTCTCCCCCCGAGATTTGATACTTGTCGGTGGTCGTAGAGGGGCGGGGAAATCCATTACGTGTGCTAATATAGCTAATAACGTATATGCTTCTGGCAAAACTGCCATTTATTTCACTATTGAAATGGACAGTAGATCAATCCTACAGCGGTGTTGTTCTGCTGCTACCGGAGTACCCTTCTCTAGGCTCCGCACAAAGAACCTCAGTATAACTGAATGGGAAGCAGTAGCCGGATGGTGGGCTGGAAGATATGTAGATAGTCAAGAAAGATTAGCAGAGTATCGAGATCATAGAGATTTTGAGAAATTCCATGATAAATTAAAAACAAGTTGCGAGCTTCTCCCAACTCAGCAGCTTGATGTAGTTTATGATGCTTCTTTGACTATAGCAAAAATACGGTCTGAACTTGATAAAAAAGTGAAAAGTAAGATGGACGTTGGCGTAATTATCGTAGACTACATCAATCAAGTTAAACGTTCTAAACAACCCTCTCGGGGAGGGCAATATGATTGGACGGAGCAGATAGAAGTTAGTAAGGCACTCAAAAGCATGGCACAGGAATACGAAACCCCCGTATTCTCGCCATACCAAACGGACGCTAGTGGCGAAGCACGTTTCGCTAAAGGCATACTAGACGCAGCTGACGCTGCATATAGCTTAGAAACCTGGGAACAGGAAGATGCTTGTATGACATTTAACTGTGTCAAAATGCGCTCTGCTTCTATGCGTTCGTTTACCTCTACAATGAACTGGGAGACTATGAAGATTGGGCCAGATACTGCCTTGTCTCCAAAGGAGCGAGAGGATAATGACCAGAAGACTGGCGAAGAGATAAGTGATATATAAAAATAGTTCTTGACAATAACGTTAAAATAGAGTATAATATATGCGAATGTTGGTATTTTTATTGATGGTAATAGTAGACGGTGAGGAACAAGGTACTCAAAACATGTACTTTGCAAGTATAAATACTTGTAATTATTATGCCGATCGTATAGAGCATAAGCAATATAAAGTTACTGCATACTGTGTTCCTAAGATGGTTAATCAAAATCAACCGTTGGTAGACTATGGACGTTGAAACTCTATTACAAAATAAAGATATACATTATATTCCTAAAGGGAAGGATTATGTAGTACGGTGTCTAAATCCTGACCATGAGGATAGAAACCCTAGTATGAAAATAGACCAGATCACTGGAATATACCAGTGTTTTTCATGCGGATTCAAAGGTAATGTTTATAAACTTTTTGGGGAAAGGGCAAACCAACTACAATTACGGCGTGACCTTTTTAAGAAAAAACTGACAGAAAAACGTGCAGAGAGTGTTGGTTTGTCCTTTCCCCAGAAGTGTTTACCTTATCTTGGTAGTTGGAGAAATATTAAGCCCGAAACATATAAAAAGTTTGAAGCCTTTAAAAATCAAGGTAATGACTTTGTGGGTCGGATTAATTTTCCTATCCGAGATATTTCTGGCAAGATTGTTGCGTTTCAAGGTAGGCATACAACAGATGGTTTACCTAAGTACAAGTTCAGCCCTCCTGGGGCTAAACTACCCTTCTTTCCTATAGTGGAATTTATAAAGGGTTCCGTTGTACTTGTAGAAGGCATGTTTGACATGTTAAATCTACACGACAAAGGTATGACTAATGCTGTATGTTGCTTTGGAACTAACAATTTTAATGAAGCAAAACTCGCCATTCTTGCAGTTCAAGGTGCCGAGTACGTGGATGTTTTCTTTGATGGAGATGATGCCGGACAGAAAGCAGCCGAACAAGTAGTGAGTATGTGTGGGAAAGTTGGTCTCGTAGCCCGAAATGTCCACTTAAAGGATACCGATCCGGGTGCACTAACTCAAACTTCAGTTGACAAATTAATGAGGAAGTTATATGGCTAAAGTTGCCTTAGTAGAAACTAAACCAAGTAGAACTGACTTTAGACGTGAGTTCGAAGGTGCGTTTGAGTTTGATCAGTATCAATTATGTTCTGATCCTAAAATTAAAAAAGTATTAAAGAGAGATTGTGATATTGATCTCGATATAAGTTTGTATGACTGGATTGTATTAGTCGGTAGCGATGCGTTAAAATATTATACTAAAATTAATTCAGTTACAGAATACTCCGGTAAAAAAGTAGAAGAAAAGTTTTTACCAGTTATCAACCCAGCAATGCTTACATTTAAACCAGAAGCAAGAAAAACTTGGGATGATTCAAAAGAAAATATTATAAAGTATATAAACGGTGAGATACAAGACGTTATAATTGATGAGTCTATTGCTTTCGGAATTGAAGACACAGACGAGTGTAATAATTTCATACAACAAGCCCTTGACCACGACGGCGATTATATCGCTCTTGACTCTGAAACAACTGGTTTATACCCTCGTGACGGATATATGTTAGGAATATCGCTTTGTTATGATGGTAAACGAGGAGCTTATATTAGTACAGAAGCGTTTGACGAAACTACGGAAACGTTGCTTGCGGAACTCTTCAAAAAGAAAACAGTAGTATTTCATAATGCGAAGTTTGATATAGCATTTTTTGAGTACCATTTTAATTTCGAATTTCCAAAATTCGAAGATACTATGCTGCTTCATTACCTTATAGATGAGAACCCTGGCGGGCATGGATTAAAGCAGTTATCTATTAAATTTACTCCTTACGGAGATTATGAAAAGCCTATGTATGATTGGATGGATCAGTACCGTAAGGAGCATGGAATATTAAAAGGAGACTTCCAGTGGAGTTGGATTCCTTTTGATGTTATGAAAACGTATGCTGCAATGGATGCGTTGTGTACGTTTATGCTTTATGAAAAGTTTGTAAAGATTAAACAAAATAAAAAATTAGCATGGGTATATGACAATATATTAATTCCAGGGTGTAGATTTTTAATTGACACTCAAGATAACGGTGTACCTTTCAACAGAAAAAGATTAGAGATTTCACAGCAATTGATGCAGGATGATATTGATAAGGCTATTGCCACTCTATATGAGAATCCAAAAATATCAGAGTTTGAGAAGATCAATGGAAAAGACTTTAACCCTAATAGCACTGTACAGTTGCGTAGTCTTCTTTTTGACTACATTGGTCTCAATCCTACTGGAAAGAAAACAGGTACAGGTGCTCACTCAACAGATGCGGAAGTCCTTGAAAGGCTCTCCGAGCAGTCTGAAGTACCAAAACTTATCCTTGATATACGGCAAAAGTCCAAAATTAAAAATACTTATCTGGACAAAATCATACCCGAGCTGGATCGTGATAGTAGATTACGTACAGGTTTTAACCTTCATGGGACTACTAGCGGTCGTCTCAGTTCTAGTGGCAAATTAAATATGCAGCAGCTGCCTAGAGACAATCCTATTGTTAAGGGTTGTATAAAAGCAGCAGAAGGGCATCGTATAGTCGCTATGGACTTGACCACAGCAGAGGTATATGTAGCCTCTATATTAGCAAAAGACGAAGCACTTATGGATGTATTCCGTTCAGAAGGAAACTTTCATAGTACGATTGCTAAAACAGTATTTAAACTACCATGTCCTGTTGAGGATGTGGACGCATTATATAAAGATAAAAGACAAGCTGCCAAAGCTGTAACCTTCGGCATCATGTATGGTGCAGGTCCTAAAAAGATTAGTGAACAAGTTACAAAAGATTCTGGCAAGTATTTTAGTCAGAATGAAGCTAAGGAGGTTATAGATGATTACTTTAATTCTTTTCATATGCTTAGGAAGTGGATTGATGCTAGCCAAAGGTTTATTGAGCAAAATGGATTCATATACAGTTTCTTTGGAAGAAAGCGAAGGCTCCCTAATGTTAAGTCATCAGACGCTGGAATCAAGAGTCATGCCATTAGGAGCGGTCTTAATTTTCTGGTGCAGTCTGTTGCTAGTGATATTAACCTTCTTGGAGCTATAGATATGGGCGAATATATACGAGCAAATAGAATGAAGTCTCGTATCTTTGCATTAGTACATGACTCTATTCTTGCAGAAGTTCCAAATGAAGAAGAACAAGAATATTGTGAATTTTTGCAGCATTTTGTACAATTAGATAGAGGGATAAAGATCCCTGGAGCCCCAGTTGGATGTGACTTCGAGATTGGAGATGACTATTCAATGGGGAAATTTGAGAAACAATATGGCTTACTCTGAAAAGGTATTAGATCATTATGAAAGACCAAGAAACGTTGGAAGACTATCTGAAAGTGATAGATCCGTGGGTACGGGT